ACCGCGACTTCGACTACTACCGCCTAATCGGCCAAGACGTCGCCGTCCTCACCCAACTCAACCAACTCGGCAAGATCAGCGACTCCATGCTGCTGGAGATCCTGCGCCGCGGTGAAATCCTGCCCGACAACATCAACGTCGAGGAAGAACTCGACGAAATTGCTGAAGCCGCCACTCCTACCGACCTACTGGAGGAAGCCGAGTCCGTCGAAATGGTGGACAACAACATCAGCATGAATAACGACGACTCTTCTCTAGTAAGGTAGAAGCGTCCAAGTAATACACCAAAGTGCCTGAAGACGCCCAAGCGCCAGTGATTCCTGTGGAACCCACTGCGCCCCAGCCTGTGGCTGACACATCCGATCTTGCAGCACAAATCGAGGCACTCCGCGCCAAAAACCAAGAGTTGATTGGCGAACGCCGTAAAGACCGCGAGCAACGCGAAGCACTCCAAGCCGAACTGGAGCGCTTCCGCCTGGAACAAGAACAAGCCAAGACCACCAAATTGGCCGAATCCGGCGAATACAAAACCCTCTGGGAAGAAGCCCAACAAACCGTGGCTGCCCTAAAAGAGCAACTCGCGGCCAAGGAAAGTGAAGTCGAACAAATCAAACAAGGTTTCACGCAAGAACAACTACGTGCAGCCGCTATTGCACAACTTTCTCAAGCAGGTGCATTGGCGCCCGATCAGTTGTATCGTTTATTGCAGGACAACTTACGTGCCAAAGAAGGACAGCCTGTGGCTGTTGTCGGCGGCGTCGAAGTTCCGGTTAGCGAATACATCGCCAACCTAAAAAATCCCGGCAGTGGTTACGAGCATCATTTTGCTGCTACGAACCGCGCCGGCATGGGTGTCTCGGGCAGTGCCCGAACCACCGCCCTCCCCGGCCAAGCCAACCCCTGGGCCCGCGAAACCTGGAACGTCACCGAGCAAATGATGTTGCTCGCCACTGACCCAGACAAAGCCCGCCTGTTGAAAGCCGAAGCCGGAAAGTAGCCCCTGTGGGGCAATCTCCCCAACCTGTCTCCCACTGGAGCTAACCAATGTCTTCTTTCGCCGGAAACTACGGGTCCAGTTCGACTTTCCTGTCGAATCTTGTCACCCTTCCCGAATTTCTTGAGTACACCGCTGAGGGCATCTTCGAGCAATCGAAGTGGATCCAGAGCGGCATCGTGCAGCGCAATGCTGCTCTGGATGCCCGTGCTGGTGGCACCCGCGTGCGCGTGCCTTTCTTCGACCCCATCGCCCCGTCTGAGACCCAGATTCTTAGCAACAACACTTGGGGTGGCGGCGGCGGCTATCTCGTTCCCCAGAACGTGACCGCCGACGAGCAGATCATGACGATCCTGCATCGTGGCTTCGCCTATGCGGCGGATGACCTGTCCAAGCTGGGCTCTGGCGCCGACCCTCTGGCCCATGTCCGCAACCAGCTGACTGCGGCCATCAACAAGCTGAAGACCGCCACCCTGTCTGCCCAACTGCTGGGTCTGTTCGGCGGCATCAGCGGCGCTGGCGTGCTCGGTCCCAACCAGACCGACAAGTCGTTCGCTGGTGTGCCCGGTTCGATGACCGAGGCCAACTACTTGAATGTGGCCAACGTGGTGGCCGCCAAGACCAAGCTGGGTGAGCGCGGCGACAACCTCGACGCCATCGCCATGCACTCGAACGTGGCGTTCTACCTCCAGCAGGTGGGGATGCTGACCTTCAGCACCTCCGCCCTGTCTGCTTCTGGCGCAGTTGTGTGGGGCGGCGGCGGTGTGGGCATCACCCAAACCGAAGTGCCTTTCTTCGCTGGTATGCGCGTCGTTATTGACGACCAGCTGACCTATCTGACTGGCGGTACTGCCACCCACGTGGTGAAGTATCCGGTCTACATGTTCCAGAGCGGAATTGTTTCTGAGGGCATTCAGCAGGATCTTCGCCTCGCTGCAGATCGCAACATCCTGTCCATGCAGGATGTGCTGGCCGTGGATTACCACTACGGCTACCACGTGACCGGCACCAAGTGGGCCGCTGCTGGCGACAACCCGACCAACGCTGCCACTTCCGGCAACCTGGCTGCCACCGGCTCCTGGAACCTCGTCTACAGCACCACCAAGCAAGTGCCCTTGGTGCGTCTGCTGGTCAATACTCCGTTTGATGTCACGGCCTACTCCTGATAGGTCTTGCATAGGTTACGATAGGGGCTCTACGGGGCCCCTTTTCTTATGGAAGCTCGTCCGATACCGTCAACAGTTGGTTACGCAGCAACAGCCTGTGGAAAAATAATTAGTTATCATCGTTTAGAACCATTTGAACTAAAACAGTCTAATCATCGTCAAGGATATAAAAAAGTATGTGTAAAAACTTTAGAAGGCATAAAAAATAAACTTGTACATCGAGTTGTACTCGAAGCGTGGATAGGTCCGTGCCCAGATGGTTGCGTTACAAACCATAAAAGTGGCGATAAAACTGATAATCGTCTAGAAAACCTTGAATACTGCACTCAGAGTGAGAATATGGCTCATTCCTACGGTTATGGTTTGTCTCCCAAGCCACCCACCAAACAGGGTTCCGCTTGTCGATTGTCTAAGTTGAATGAAGAAAAAGTCCTGGCTATACGATCAAGTTCCGATCGTAAGCCAGGTTACTTAAAGCGTTTGGCCGAACTTTATGGTATTACGCCGCCAACAGTATCAAAAATACTTCTACGGCAAACATGGACACATATCTAACCTTCGCTCCCCAGTCGAATCTTCTCCTGGGCCTCAAAAACCTCATAGGTATTCATGGTCATCTTGTACGACTGCAGGAACAGCTGATTAATCACATCAGCACTCACTTGCAGCTTTTCCTTGATCTCCTCGTGATTAGCCCCCTCCTCTTTCATTTTCCGAATCTCTGGAGCAACATCCTCCAGTTTCCGGACATCTTTACCAGGCAGCGCAGGATTGACCTTTACGCTGTCATCGGCAGCCTTACGAACGGGCATGGAATTAATCCGTCTCTACGTCCAACAGGATAACCGTCACTGGGAAGAGGTAATCAAGGTATCAGATCTATTGAACCGCGTCGCAAACCTCGAAATCTCTGGAGCAACCATCACCCATGCTTCAAAAATGAACTTAACTAACAAAACACAAAAGAAAGTACGCACACCTCTTGCCGGTCCCGCCCGACATCTTTACGCTTAGACTGTTCTGGGCACGACTTGGCGCCATGATCCGCCTGCATTGCACCCATCCCGAGCAACCCGAGCCCAAGGTGTTCGAGCTGCCCAAATCTGTAGCCGACAACATCCGCCGCCGTATGGAAGCAGCCGGCTGGTACGTGCGTTCTGAGGCGATGGAATGACGGTCACGCTGGACGCCACGCTGGCTGGCGCAAACGCCAACTCCTACATCAGCGTGGCGGACGCCACGACCTATTTCGGCAACCGCCTTGATTCTGCCGATTGGGTAGCCGCCTCTGCCGACGACAAGGCCGCCTCCCTAATAACCGCCACCAGCTGGCTGGAGACCCTGGAGTATTACGGCGAGCGCTCCAGCACTACCCAAGCCCTGAAGTGGCCCCGCACCGACGCTGAGTGCGACGGCATCGAAGCCGATGCCACCTTCATCCCCCGCGACATTAAAACCGCCACATGCGAAGTAGCGCTGGCGCTCCTTCGTAACCCCACGATGCTGCGCAGCGTCGTCACTGCCCCCGGCAGCTACGACGAGGTGGAGCTTGGCGAACTTCGCGTGAAGTACCGCGAACAAGGCTCCATGGAGTCCATGCAGAGCATCACAGACGCTCTCCCCTGGATCCAGAGTTACCTGAAGTGCTGGGCACGCGGCATCGGCGGCCCCAAGCAAATCCGCATCTATAGAAGCTGATGAGCCTGATCGACGACACGTTCGCGGCAGTCCCAGGCCCACTGCTTAAGCAGTGGGGCCAGAACGTGACGTACATCAAGGCCGCCACCGTCGAAACCTATAACCCCACCACTGGTGTCGTTTCGGGCAGTGAAACCGCCGTAGCCGCCAAGGCCATCATTGCCCGCGTAAACCCCCGAGAATCGGAGGGTTTGTATCAAGCCACCGACCTCAAGTTCATCATGAGTGCCGACGAGCTTGGAACGTACTACCCAAGCGAGCGAGATAGCATCCAATACACCGAGGCTGGAGCAACCCGCCGCGCCAAGATCATCGCCATCACCAGCTATCGCGGCGACAACCCCGTCCTCCACACCTTTGTTGCGAGGCCGCAGTGAAACGTATAACCGATCTATTTAAAGAGCTGGATCGCGTTGCGGCAACAACCGTTGCGATTGGCCCAAAACGGGCCGCCGAACGCATCGTGCGTGAGCTTCAACAAGAAGGCCCAAGCTGGACTGGACGCTTCTCAAATTCGTGGCAAATTGCAGGGCCCGACCGCCTCACTAAGGGCGACGGCCAGCCTGGAGAACCCCGACCTTTATACACACCGTCTATACGCGGCACTACCGCTGTTCGCAGTCTGCTGACTACAAACAAGGTAATTTATTCAATTTCAAATTTTTCACCTCACAGCGACTTAGCACGTGACCTTGTGACTGGAGATTTCTACAGACCTACTGAAACTCCACAAACGCAACTAGGTATTCGTAAATGGGAAGTCGTTAATGAAGGGCGTAACCGTAATATTTTGCGTGGTCAGATTGGTGGTGGCCGTCCAGGAAACGAGTCCAGCCGTACTGCTCCCCTCGATTGGTTTACTACTTACGTACAAGCCGGAAAAATCAATGAAGCTGTGAGAATTGAAATGGACGCTGCAATGGGCACACTGCGATGAACTACCAATCCATCCGCGCTGCAATCGAAAATCCACTGCTTTCGGCGTTTGGCGCATTAAGTCCCGCTGTACCGGTCTATTTCGACAACATCACAGCTGCTCCACCGAACACCACCACCGAATACGTCCGCGTAAATATCACATTCGGTCTAACAACCGAGCCAACACTTTCTACCAACCTTGACCACGCGCGTGGAGCACTAATCATCCGCGTTTTTACCCAAAAAGGACGCGGCCCTGCCCGCAATCAAGAACTAATCAACGTAGCCACAACCGTTCTGGAAGGACTTACCTCAACACTTAAACCAGCCAGTGGCGTATTTATGCGCACTGGCCAAGTAAACGGCCCTACATTTTCTGCCACTGAAGACGCACCGCACTTTGTGGGACGCATTGAAACATCATTCCAAGCAACTGTTCTGACTTGACAGATACAGACGCTAATCTAGGAAAAGCCGGGCAGTGCCCGCCCTAAACAGTTAGCCCTGGTACGCCCAATGGCCACCACCGTTCTGTCCGGCACGTCCGGCGCCCTCTACTACAAACCCGCTGGTACTACCGGTTCATTCGGTGAATCTGGCGTCAATGCCACCAGCAACGTCATCACCGTTGAAACCTTCCTGAACTTTAAGGTTGGCGATCCGGTAAAATTCAGCGTGGTCAACGCCCAAACCGGTAGCGCCGGCACCGGCACTCTTCCTGCCGGCCTCACCGCTGGCACCACGTATTACGTCGTCAGCTACGCCGCTAGCACTGGCGCACCTACCGTCTCCGCCACTGCTGGTGGCGCCGCTGTCGATATTACTGACGACGGCACTGCTGCCGCTCCTAACGAGTTTCAAGTTGCCTACGCGGACTTTGCTGTTGTCGGGCAAGTTCGTGACTGGAGCTTCGAAATTTCACGAGCAGAAATTGACGTTACAGTCATTGGCCAAACTCCTGGCCAATACGTTCCTTTCCGTAGCTACATCAGTGGCTTCGGTGATGGCACCGGTTCTGCAACGGTCTACATGACCGACGAGGATGCTGCCCTCTCCAACCGGATGATTGAAGACGTGCTGCAGCGCCAGCAGTCTGGCGCTGCCTTCAAGCTCTACGTGGATCGCGTGTATTCCGGCGGCAACCTGAGCGAAACCCTTAGCCGCTCGATTAGCTTCGACGCCGTACTCACTTCGGCCAGCCTGAACGTCAATCCCGACGACGCCCAGTCGGTATCTGTGAACTTCCGTCCTGCTGGCACTCCCACCTTCGATCTCAGCACCGCTGCCTGATCCATACTGTCGGTGTAGGGACGAGACCCCGCCTTCGGGCGGGGTTTTTCTTTTGCGCTACAGTAAAACCATCAAATCAGCGCATTTATGCCTGCCCCTACAACTGGACGCGCAATCGACCGTCTGCGTAAAGCCGCCAATCTCCAGCCAGTCAAGAAGTGCGTGGAGCTTGCAGACGGCAGCGAGTTTGAGTTCTACTGCACGCCGCTAACGATGGCTGAGCGCGAACGCGCCCAGAAAAATGCTGGCTCTGACGACGCCAACGCTTTTGCACTTCAACTGCTGATCGCCAAAGCTCAGGACGCTAACGGCCAGAAGCTATTCTCTGCTGGCGAGATCGACGTTCTTCGCAACGAAGTCCGCGACGCTGACCTTCAGAAGCTGATGCTGGAGGTTATCAGCGATAACACTGAAGCAGTAGACGTAAAAAACTAGCCAAGGAGCTGCGCCAAGATAATTGGCTCAT